GGCGCCCATGTGGCATTGGTAGCGGCGCGGAAGCCGGAAGCTGTACCACTTCTCCGACTCAAAGCCCTCGTTGTCCTGTTCGGCGCGACGGGCTGACGTGCCGGATGCGCCGATGGGTTGTATGCGGGCCACCGCCGGAACGCCAACCTTCGATGGCCGGGTCTGAAGGTTGCCGTCGATGTCGGTGACAACTTCCTCGGGATAGATGATGACCCGTTCGTTGCCGCCATCCAGCAGGCTCATATGCGGTGCCGAACCCAGTCGAGGACCCGGTAGTAGTTCCGCATGTCTTCTTGGTCGCGGCGCCGCTTCCACTTCTGCGGGCCTGCCGACTCGGGGGTTTCAGACTCCCAATCGGTCGGGTACTCGCTGCCACCCACGACGGCCCGCGGGGTGAGGAAGAACATTCCCCGGCCGGCGCCGGGTGGGCGCACACCGAGTAGCCACCATTCGCCTTCGGTGATCACACCGCCGCCGACACCGGCAGCGTTAGCGGCAGCAGCGTCGGAAAGCTTGTAGGTGTAGTCGCCGTCCGTCTCGCTGATGTAGCCCTCAGGGTTGCGGGCCATGCGAAGCACAGAGTCAGATTCGACCTGCACTACGTCATCGACGTTGATGGCGCCGGAATCGACTTGGGAATCCAGGTCGGGGATGTTGCGGCGGATCAGCCGCTCCACGTCTTCTAGGCGAACCCCGACTGACGCTGTTTCTTCCGGTGTCAGTTCGCGGCCCCACCGGACAGCGACATCGGCTGGTGTTGCGTATGCCATGACTCCCTTTCCGGTGGAAGGCGGGGAGCGCCGTGACGCTCCCCGCCCTCACTGGTGTTACTTAGCGGCTGTTGCGGGTGCCTTCGGCGCCTCGGCCTTCGGGGCCGGGGTGTCAACCAGCTTGACGAACGCCTCGGGATCGTTGACGAGGACACCGAACTCGGCCTCGACGCGGATCGCGATCATGTTCTGCTGCCACAGCGACACGATGGACGAACCATCTCCGTTGACCGACAAGTCCAGGGTGGCCTGGTCGGACACGTCGTAGCTGATGCCACCGATCTGGCCCCAGATCACCTGGCTCCAGTCGCCCTGGAAGCCCAGGATGTTGTCGTTCGCGACGTGATCGGAGATGAACGTCGGCCGGCCCATGACGCGACCGGAGCGCATCGCTGCACTGGTCTGGTCGTAGGTGGCTTCGATGAACAGTGGACGCCCAGCGTTGTCCACCGAACCGTTCAGCACGGGCTCAGCCTTGTTGTCCAGCAGTGTGCCGGTCCACTTCTTGCCGTCCGCGAGGAGCAGACCCAGACCCTCGTTGAGCGCCAGGTAGGCGTTCGGGGCCAAAGCCACCTCTTTGGTGGTGTCAGCGAGATCCGCACCGAACGGCGAGTTGATGCCGTGCAGCACAGCGGCGTCGAACGCGAGCGCAATCGCCTCAGCGACCTTGGAGCGCATCGTGCCCAGGTAGTTGGCGGGGTTGGCCCGCACAACCTCGGACGAGGCCGCGAAGATGCTCGCGATCTTGAACGGCACGACATCCTGCTTGCTCATGCCGCCCTTGGTGACCGGCTTCTGCTCAGTCTCCCCGACCCAACGGGCCACCACGTCGCCATCCCAGTGCGGGATACGGACGCCGGAAGGACCCAGCGGAATCTTGCGGGCGATGGACTGCACGATGGAGGTCTTCTCCACCTCGGAGAAGTAGTCCTGCGCCATGACCGGGTCGAGGAACCCGGAGAACATCGAATCCGACAGCTTCGCGACGGTATTCGGGGCCGGTGAATCAAAAATGTTAGCCATTGAACTGTTTTCCTAACTTGATGTGGTTGGTGTTCAGGCGCCGACCATGCGCCGCACGGTTTCCAAGATCGGATCGCCGTTGAGCGGAACGTGGTTGCCTGAACCTTGTGATGGATCAATCGGGCGGGCCTTCTCAGGGGCTTTACCGATCAGCGACTTCACCCTCTTCACGCTGTCGGAGATGGACGTTTCGTCGGTTCCTTGAACCAGTGACGCCACATCCAGTGCATCCTCCGATGCGATTCCCTCGGCCAGCACAGCCCGGAGTTTCTGCAACTCCAAGTTCGTGTTGTCGAGTTCCTCGCGAAGGCCGCTGAAGGACTGTTCCTTCTCGGTGAGCCGGCCTTCGTATTCCTTGATGACTTCAGCCTTCGCGCGTTCGGCCGCATCCTTTTTCTCGGTGCGATACTTGGCGGCTTGGTTGCGAAGCTCTTGGACGTACTCCAAGGAGAACGTCTCCGGGGTCTTCGGCGCGTCCTCCTGGGACGGGGCTTCAGTCTCGGGCGTGGTGGGGTTTTCGTCGGACATTTGTTCGCCTCCTGGGCGGTTGAAGAACACATCAAGTGTTCTCTGGGTCAGGCCGCGGACAGTGCGGCCCATTCTTGGGAAGTGATCTCTCCTGCGTCGATCATCTTCCGAAGCTGGTTTTGGGCTTCCCGGTTCAAAGTCGTTGGATACCAACCGGGTTTGCCCTTGTTCGGCCCACGATCCGGGCCTTTCCGGGAGTAATACTTTTTGTTCGGGTTCGCCTCAAGTTCCTTCTCGGCGGCCTTCGTGGCGTCGTTCCACAGCTTCAGGGCGCGTTTCGCGGCGTCCTGCCCAAACCAGTTCTTCGTGTTGAAAACGGGCACGACGATGCAGTCGCAGCCGATGTGCCACTCATCGAACAACCCTTGTTCGGTGATCTTCTCGCCGTAGGTGGCGAGGTCGTAGGTGTTGTACATGCGGACATACGCCGTCTCAGACATGTCTTGGCTCAGGCCGGCGGTATCAGCGCCCATGTAGATAGGGCCGCGGGACACCAGCATGAGACACCAGGCGCACGTCTCGGCGCCGGTCGCGACCCGCGCCCAGCCCTGAACATCGTTAGATGTTTGGTATCGGGGCTTCCTAGGCCCAGCCGGAACTTGCGCCCCACCCCACGAAGTCCGAGTGCCGCCGCCAAGAATTCCGAGTAGCTCCTCGCGCACATCGTCAGGGAACCGCAACTTCTCTTTTTCCTGCGGAGTGGCAGTGATGTACTCCGTCAACTGGTTGTCGTTCTCCACCGCGTGGATGATCTGCCGGCGGCCCGCGTTCTCCACCTCGCGCACCGCCTGCAAAGTCATTGACGCGACAGCGCCCTGTGTGGAGTTCTCCACCGACATGCGTTGCCGCGCCGGCTCCATCGCCTGGACGAACCAGTCGAACTGGTATGGCTCAAGGTTTTGGGCGTTCGTCGGCAGGCCCGGAACGAACAGTTCGCGTTCGGCGTCGTAGAAGGTACGGGCCAGCGAGGCAGCCTGCTCGCGGCGCCGTTCAATCTCCGGGTACATCAGCCGAAGGAGTTCAATCCACCGCGCCAACGGCAACGCGGGTGCGGCGAAGTTACCGGCGAGGGACAGAACGTAGGCGGCGACGGCAGCCGAGATTACTGCTTGAGCAGCCGCATACTGCTCTGTTTGTGCCGCTGACTGCTGCGGAGCCGTCACGCCCCGACCGGAGGTTCAGAAACCGCTTGCGGCCGGCCGTAGAGTTGCGCCAACGTCATCATCGGATTGGTTTCGGCGTCCCAGGCACGCATTTCTTCGCGCTGGGCAATTGTGTAGCCCATATCAGCCCTCGCGGTTTCCAGGCCAATGATGCCGTTGCCGTTGGCGTACAGCTTCGTCACCGCATCAGCCTTGCTGGCATACGTCGGAGTCGCGGGGTCACGCCACACCGTTTCCAAGCGCAGCATCTCCGCATCGACAGAGCCCTTCATCGCCAGGACGGCGATCCGCATGGCCTGCTCCCACGCGCCACCGAAGACGAGGTTCTTGCGCTCAACCTTTTTGACCAGACGCGACTCGGACGACTTGATCGCATCGGCGCTGGCCGGGTTCTGCGACGAGTAGGACAGGTATTGCGGCGGCAGGCCGGTGTACGCGGCGGCTTTGCGGTCGAGGGCGTCGAGGGCGTCCACGAAGTTGCGGAGTTCGGCCGCCGAGAACTGCTGCGCTTTCCCATCCGGGTCTTCAAACGCCATGATCTTCGCCATGTAGGCGTCGTACAGCTTCTCCCCGGTTGTCGGGTCAATACCCAAGTCCTGCGGGCTTACACCGAAAATCAACCGCTGCGGGATCGCCATGATTTCGGCGGTCGCCTGCATATCCATCATAATTCGGGCCGCGGCATCGGTGACGCTGCGAAGCTCCGGGGTGATCTCCGACGTGCCATACAGATCACTCAGACGAGTGCGGTTGGCGAGTGGGACGACCGGGACGATGCCCATCTGGTGCTGCACCCGCGACACCATCTGCCACGAATCCTGGCCCACCTGGGCCTGACGGACACGCACCCACTGCACCGTCTCGTCGGGCAGATACAGGGTGCAGGCCGTCATCTCGCCGCTGTGCATCGCCGCATACGACGAACCCAAGTAGGTGATGTCGTCGTCGGTGTAAATAGCCCGGATCGCTTTGGTGACCTCGCGGGTCCGCGGATCAATCACCGCGTGCAACGCTGTCGGAGGTTCCACCCGGATGATCGGGACGGACTGATCGACGCGCACATCATCCTCGTTGGGCGCCGCCACCGTGATGTAGGCGCGGCCGTAAATCAACGCCTCTGAATGGCCCAGAGTGGCTTCGATGTCAAGGTTGTTGGCCTGCCACCAGTCCCACAACTCCATGTCGGCGTCGGTGGAGCCACCCAGCCGGAAGCCCTCAATTTCTTGGCGTTCAGCGAGGGAATCGACGTACAGCCTGGGGTAGCCCACGTTTGCGAGCAGCCCTCGCATCTCGGGGGGTACGGCAACGCCAATCGCTTCGGGCCGGCGCTCAGAGTCGTAATAGGCTTTGTCGTCGCGCAATCCAAGCTGCTGGTTCTCAAACAGGCGCAACATTTCGTCGCGGGTGTCGGTCAGCGCAGTCACTTGATCACCGCCACCCTTCTGCTCCGGTTTCGCTTGCTCATCAAGAACTCTTGCCTTCCGCCATAGGCCAACACCGCGCAAACGGCGGCATCAATCTTTTTGCTGCTGTCCTTCGATGCCTTCCTGATGGAGATCGCATCGAAGTTCGTGGGATGCCTTTTGGCGTTGAGGACGTGCTGACGTAGCACCACGTTTCCGTCATGTGACAATTCGCGTTCCAGCACCGAGTCGAGGAACCGTTCGCAATCCAACGCGAACGCTTTCTTGTTGCCGCGCATGTCGTAGGCCACGATGTTGCCGTTGGTGGCTTTGACTTTCAGGACCCGCCGGAAGTCGCGGGACCACTGATCGACGTAGGACTCAAATTCCTTCACGTCGGCGCGAAACGCGACCACGTCGTAGCGTTCAAAGCACGACCGCACTGTGGCGTCCACGTCGGCTCGAGGAATTTCGCCGCCGGTCTTCTCCGGGTTCCAGGCTTTGATCAAGAAGATGCAGCCATCCGATACCCGGCAGGCGACGAGCGCAGACCAGTCGTTGGACTTGGAGCCGTCAAAACCTAACGTGATCTGATCACCCGGCGCCAGGACGGCTTCGGGGTCGGCCAGTGCATCCCACTCAAACGGGGCGATCCACGAATCCTCGGCCGCGTTCACGGTGTTGAGGAACTTCCTGCGGCTCTCCGAGATGGGGTTCTTCACATCCAGCACAGATTCCAAGATGGAATCTATTGGCAGCCACACCGAGTCGCCCCTGGCGATCTCAATTCCCCTACGGAGCTTCGCGATGCCTTCTCGGTAACCTTCGGGGTCTGTGGACTCAGATGGGATCTCCGACACCGGGGTGTCCGCGGGCGCCTCTAAAGCGTCGTAGAGAGTCCCGACATCGACGGCTTGGCCGGCTTGGACGGCCTGCCATGCGTCGTAGTCCCGTTCCGCGACGGAGTCCTCACCGGGTACATGGGCGTTGCAGATGGACAGCGTCCGCGATCCGGGGATCTTGGTGACGTTGCCTTCGATAACCCCGGCGAGGGAGTGGCCGTCGTTGCTGTCAAGCCAAAACTGGGTTTCGTTTCGGATGACCAGGGTTGGCCGGTTGCCTTCCATCGCATACGCCGACGAAGTAACGGCTTCGATGCGCCCACCCGCTGCGGAGTAGATGATGGTTCGGTTGACCTCTAGGCCGAACTCTTTCTTCAGTTTGTTCGACACCATCACCGGGAACAGGGACATCGTGTTCTTTGTCTGTTCTTGGGAGACGGCGACGATCTGAATCCAGGCGGCGTGACGCGGTCGCCCGATGGGGTCGCCGCGCAAATCGAATCGGTCGAACGCCACTGGCCCGCACAGTTCCGCGAGGGCCACCGCCGCCGAAAGTGGGTCCTTTCCCCACCCCTTGAGTCTGCGTAGCACCCCGGAGCGGTAGGCGTAGCGTCCGTCCTCATCGACGGCGTACCACCACAGGAGGAAGCGGGCTTGTTCCAGGGTGGGCATGAATGGTTCGCCGGCGTGTTCCCCGCCGGGGCTTTTGACGTAGTTGGCGAGCCAGTTGATGATTCCCCAACCCAATGTCATGTCGGGGAGCCACCAGCCGTCTACGGTTTTGCGCCATGTCGGGCCGATGAGGTGGGGGGGTGCGGGTAGTAGTTCAACCACGCGATCCCCTCCTAGTAGAAGTACAGGTAGACGCCCGCGCTGCCGCCTCGTCCACCAGTGGTGCCGGTGATCTCGGTGTCGCCGCCCTGGCCGCCGCCGCCGGGGGCTTGGCCGCTGGAGCCGTTTTTGTTGGGGCTGTTTCCGCCCAGGCCGCCTTTGTAGGTTCTGCCGTTGTAGATGCAGTCGGGTGGGGTGGCTCCGTCGCGGCCGGGTGCGGATTCGCGTCTGCCGCCTGCGGATTGGATGGCGATGGTGTTGTTGGCTTTGAAGAGGGTGGCGGGGAATCCGTCTGAGGAGCCGAAGTTGATGAGGGCTTGGGAGCCGTCGCCGCCGTAACCAACTTTGCCGGACATGATGCGGCTGGGGTAGTCGGTGGCGATGGTGTAGGTGGCGGTGACCCAGTTGGCGACGCCGCCGCCTTTACCCGAACCTAAAGTGCCGCCGTCCTGTGCGCCGCCGCCGCCGCCGATCATCACAACATCGACGGTGGTGGCCGCTGCGGGAACCGTGAGTTGCCACAGTTCGCCGTAGCGGTTGTTGGTGGCGTTGATGATCAACTGCTCACCCATGACGCCGGGGGTGCCGGTGACGTTGGGCCACACAAGGGTGCCGCCCAGATAGACGGCTTGGGCAGCAGTGTTGCCCAGGAACACGTTCTCGGCGTCGGTGTTGGACAGCCCCGGAATCA